TACAGAATTACTATCTGCTCCAGTAGGATTACCAGCATCGTCAACTTTTTCCCATGTCACTCCCTCAGTTGGTGAAAACCAAACTTCTATTTCACTTGCAGTAGGGTTTCTACCAGCGACGTAAATATGATCTGCTCCAGTTTGGACTAATTTGTTATAATATGTATCATTTGCTGCTGCTGCATAAACTGTATGATCAATCTGATCTGGAAAGTAAAAATTTAGAAAAGACCATCTACATTTTATATTTTCTTCCGTAAGTCCTGTTATGTCATGTGACGTATCTAAGAAAGTCCATGTTACACCATTATCTATTGATTTTTTAGCATACACTACATTTGATTTTATGTATATCACTATTGGATTATCATATCTGTCTAACATCATAGAAGAATTAGATATAGTTCCTGTATCTACACCATGTACGATATTCCAACTGGCGAATAATAATGGATCATCTTCTTTGTAATTTCGACATACTGCCAATGCAGCCGAAGTGGTTGATGATATGTATGTCGTTCCACTTTTTGTAATAACATGACCTGCTTCTTGAGATGCAATTACAGGTGAAATAAGCCCTACTGACTTAGCAAAACTGGTTGCATCATTTTGATTTGCTATAAAAAAATTCATTGTGTCAGAAAGAAAGCCTGCCCCTACATGAAGTTGAAAAATATCATCATCATTTATAGTTCCATTAATAAATTTTACACCACTAAATCCACCAGTGGCCTGAATAACGATACTTGTTTTCCATGAACCACCTATTCTGTTTGTATAATCAACGCCATCAATGGCTGGACAAAATGCGAGGTGTGGAATATCATTTGAATCAATAGAAATTATAAGCCCAGCTTCCCCCATAGTTCCAGTTTCCGCATCTGCTGTTTCAGGTGTTCCCCATTGATCACTAGACGGATCAAATGTGCAGTATCTAACACCTACTCCGTTGTCAAGCCAAATGACATGAATAATATTTGTTGAATCAATCGCACAAGCTACCGAATCTAAATCAGCATTAGCTGGTGAATCACCCGAATCTTGCTCAGTCCATGTGACACCCTCATCAGTGGACTTTAACATTTCAACATCACTTGAAGTCGTCCCAATTACAACTGCATACATTGTGCCATCTGGCGTTCTGACAAGATTTCGTATCTCGCCAAGTTTCGTAAGTGTCAACTAGAACGGTGTTAAAAGCAATATCATTAGCTGTTTGAGCATTTAATACATAATCTAATTTATTTGGAAAGTGATAATTTAGAAATGACCATCTAGCATTAAGAAATTGATCTACGAATGACGGTTGATTATGAGATAGTGGGACGGCTGAATATGATCTGCCTCCGTTTGTTGATTTGAAATATCCTGTCAATGTTGTTCCTGTCAATGTTGTAAAAACATACAAGTCGCCAGCTTGATCTATTGTCATACTTGTTCCGTCAACATCTAAATTGGAAAGAGTTAATGCTGTTTCCCAAACCGACCAAGCATTAGCTTTGATATGTTTTCTAACATTTACGTCGTCATTTAGATCAACCCATGAAACGTGAATATCACCGTTAGTTTCAACTACGATTGAAGTTGGTCCTTGACTAGAATCTGTTGAAACTGCAAAATCTGTAAAAGAAGTGGCATTATTTTGATTACCTATTGACACCTGTGTATCGCTACCCAATGTAGCTTGAACCCAAGAACATATTGGAATATCATCATCATTAATTGCAATATCAGCATATATCCCAACTCCAGATCCAGCTCCACTACTTTGAAGAACCATCCTTGATCCCCAACTTCCACTTGTTTTATTTACGTAACTTGGCTCAAAAGTGACACTATTATCATCTGGATATACAACATGGGGTTTATCATTACTGTCTATTGCAATTCCAATACTTGAAGTGGTTTGGTCAGTATTGGTATTTGCATCAGCAGTTTCAGGTGTACCAAAAGTATCGTTACTTGTATCAAACGTGCAATACCTTAATCCAACACCATTGTCATAAAATGCAATATGAATAATATCCGTAGAATCTATTGCTATTGCCGTTCCGTAAGTGTCAGTTAGTGGCTCATTAGTTGTATCTTGTGCCACCCATGTATTACCATCATCTATTGACTTGTGAATTTCTACATCATCATCAGTAATTTCTTGTGAAACTTGATACAAAATTCCAGTTGACGTTCTAACAATATTTCGAGATCCTCCCCTTGCATTATTATTAGTTCCAACTAGGGCATCAATCGAAAGATAACCGTCGTTACCAGCTCCTTTAGTTCTAACAATAGTTCTTGCTCCACCTACACTAGCTTCAAGATCAGCTGAAACTTCCGTGTCAATACTGTTAAATGTAAAATCAGCAAGTGGGGCAATCCCTGAAAAATGATAAGGATTAATTAAAAATTGGCTCATGTTCTATGACCTATAATGTAGACTTTAAGTCCAGTGGCTACATTATTGGTATCTCTAAGATCTAAGAAACATTCGATCAAAGAATCAGCAGCCAAAGAGGCATCGGTAATTGTTGGTTGAGTTACAGCCGTAGCACTGGTTTTCTCAGTTGCATCAATTGTAATTTTTGTACCAAGTATTGTAGTACCAGCTTCGTGAATATCAACTGTCACCAAGGCTGCACCCGTACCAGCTGTGGTTAAGCCAGCTTTGACACCAGTGACAGTAAAAGCAAAAGGCATATGAAATGTTAGCAAGGGAACTGTCGTAGAAGCTGTTGGTAAAACCGTGGTTTCATCTGACAATGCCACCGCAAAGACTACATCCCTACTTACGAGATCGTAATCAATTCGTTTAGTGATATTATTTGTAATGTCTACAATTGGAAGATAATCAGTCCCAATAGGGGTGGTATAATCTGTTAAATCTCCAATTGGCTCGTCTACTGACATTAACTAGGGTTCGAGCCAATGATTGATAATTGTTTTGCTGAAGGCTCAAAAAACCTACTATCTCTTTCTCTATCGTATTTTCCAGCTTGTTCAATCCAGTGCATATGTTTCTGAACTTCAACTCTCTTATCACCATGGGTTTCATGACTCACAATTACGGTTTCAAAGACATAATTGATACACTGAATATTCTCACCGCCTACCTTCATTTGCCACCCTACCAAATGACAGATAATAGGGTGTGGTAATGTGCTGTGCATTTCAGTGCGTCTGACGTAAATCAATCTTTTTCGAGGATCATCAAAGTGAATTTGAATTAATGGAATGTCACTACCAGCATCTTTGATCTGGAATTTATCTAATTTGTCTTTGTCAACGTGAGCGATATTGTAATTTTTAGGATCATAGAGATATGATTTACCATCTTTGTAAATAGCTACAAAAGTAAACATAAAGATTGGTAAGTTATCTGATTAATAAGACTATGTTTCGTCGTAACGCCAAGTAATATCTTCTGGAGTGGCTGGTTTAGTGCCAGGTGTGGCACTTGTACCGACTTCTACTTGGAAAACTACAATGTTTCCGAAAGCTCCCGTACTTGGATTTGCAATTGATCCAGTAACTGATAATGGAGCTCCTGTGGTTTCTGCAAACATATCGGTTGGAGTTGCTGGGGTTAGTGTACCGCCAGTATAGTTAGTGTCATTTAGTAAGGTTCCTGTAACGCCAGGAGTACCTGGAGCCAAAGTGTAAGAGGCTAAGGCTGCTTGAGCTACTTTGGCTGTAATGCCAGTGCCGTAAGAGTTTACACCGTCAGTAAACCATTCAAGGGCGTCAATAAGATTGTCGGGTGTAACTGTGCAGTTAAGCTGGGTATTTACCCAATAAGAATAATTTGTGCCAGCCCCTGGAATTTCGATTGGACTTGCTGTGTCACCCGTAGTATGTGCATCAGCAGCGTTTGCTCTTGTATTAATTCCTGTAATAGCTGTTCTAGTTGGTCCAGCTCCAGTGAGTCTTTCAATGATTACTGTGGCTACCATGTTAAACTCTTAGTCCTGTTAGTTTAAAGGTATTTTGGCTCATCTGAAATCCGACCCTACCATTCTGCGCCATTGGAAATATGCTATAATTCTAGCAGATAAATTTCGCTGTCCATATCTTTCTTGAGCTCTACCAATTGACCGATTACCTAGATTATTTTTTCTTTTTCCAAGATCAAAACTTGGGTACATAATGTCATTGACATCAAATTGATCATGTCGTAATCCGATAGAATGTCCGAATTCGTGCATTAAGATAGGAACTAGCGGAGGTTTTGATAAACTCGCTAAATGGACACCAGCCACCCAATTCCAATCATCATTAATGTGACAGTCCCCGCTAATGTCACCTTGACCAGGGAAATAAGCATGAGCCAAAACCCCTCTACGTCCATCGAAGTGATCTAAATCTTCAAAGCTCACATTGAAGTCGACATGAGCATCAGGGTTTCTTTCCTTACGGAATTTTAATTTACTTAATCTTAATTGCCAAGCTCGTAACGCCACGGTTACAGCTCTACTTTGAAATTTCTTATTGGAGTCATCAGATCGATTATTCAATCTGTAAGATATTTCGCCATGTGACCAACTGTGAGGCCATTCGTTTATTCTATCATCTATTGTTTCTATTTTACCTATGTATTCAGAAAAAGAAAGTTTCTGTGAATCAGTTTGAACTAAATCACATCTTGAATGATCTGTCATTCTGTTGTCGGTTTGTCCCTATTACTAATTTTATCCCATGTGAACATTCCAGCGATTGGAGCGATCAATGCGATAACTTGTAATGGATCTGTTACAATGTCTTTAGCAATTATCAAAACTGCAAGTCCCGTGTAAGAAACTAAAGCCATGTGTCGTGTTCTAAATTCCATAACCCTTTCCGAATTTAGTAGTTTAAAGGTATTTGTGAGTAGGTTCACACAGTATCGTAAAGGTTTGTGTTAGGGCAATAGGATAATCTGGATCGTCCTACTCACAAATCCTATCTAAACATCATAGTATATCTTAATTTCTGAGAAATTGTCGGTGGCTCTGGAGTCGGTGCTACATCATGCGAGCCTTGTACCAAGTAAATGCTGTCAACTCTAAAATGACAAAATCCTCTTTCTACCAATTCCTTATTTTCTAAAATGCAATATGCGTGTTCTATTTCATGGATTAAAATTGGAATAGTGGTTGCAAATAATTTTCTTTCCGAATCTACTGTAAATCCATTAACTGTTAATGGATCTCTTTTACCACCATACTCTACATACTTTGTTTGTATTTCTTCTAATGGTAACAGTTCCCACTCAAAAGAGCAATCATCAGATCCAGCGAAGGGAATACATAAAGAAAAAAAGAAAAAAATGGGTGTCATTACTGACCACTATTTGCTTTGAGTTGTCTATACAATTCAGAAATTTTATCTGAAATTGCTTTCTTTCGTAATTCTTCTGCCTGTGCTGCTCCGCCATCTGCAAGGTATTCGTTCATTCTATCCTCTACGTCATTCTGAATTTCCATATCTGGAACGTGACCACCTGAGATTATTATTTTAGAATCTCTAATGTCGCGACACTCTTGGAAAGTCATTTTGTATGTTTGAGTATAGAATCCCTCACACACATCCTCAACGATATCAAATCTATTGTTGGACATATCAACCCCAAAGTTCGCCTCTTGGTTTACTCTGTCTTGACTCCATGTAGGAATATTGGAGGCTATTACTGAATGATCAGCATACACCTTACCACATAGGGGATTAAACTCGACTGACGTATTTGGAACGTCGTCACAAAATGCAAAATTCCTATCCACTACGGATAAGATTCCACCCCGCTCGTCAAGTAGTTTTTCTTCGGCTATACATTCCTCTCTATGAGAAATAATGTAACCTACAATTCCTTTAAGATCCTCGTTGGTTGTTTGACTTCTATCCAAAACTTGAACAATTACTTTTTCGCCATCAACCCATCTAACCTCATCTATTGTTGGAATTTCAAAAGCAAATTCATTTTGAATTCCAGCGGTTGTAGATCCAGCAGCGCCTTGATAACATTTACCTCCAACAAAGTTGTCGATAAATTTGGCTGCTCTATCATCAGTTGGATTATCTCCTAACTGATTGGCTTGAGCTTCTAAGAATGGATCATCAAATTTTGTTTGTTCGTCTAACCAAATTTGGTGATCTTCTTTAGCTTCTTTCTCTAATTGTTCTGTTGTTTTGTATTCTTTGTCAACTTCATCCCAAACTAAATCGGGAATCCATGCAGTTGCGTTAAACTTTTGATATGACGCATAGCAATCATAGAATTTGAAGTCGGTGGTATTCGCAGTTAGTGTGCATCCCGATTTGTTGTAATCGAAAGGAACGTCTACTACGAATTCCTCAGCGTTTGAGTACGACAGAAAACCTACCATTGAGATGGAAAACAATATGAAACCTAAGACGATCTTATTTTCCATTTTTAGTTTTCCTCCCACAGCTCGTACAAGTTACTAACTCATTGTCACTTTTGGTTTCCCATTGGTTGTTACAGTGAGAGCAAGTAACTCGTTTTGGTTTAACGTTGCTCATAAAAGGTGGTAGTAGTGGTGGTGGTAGTAAACTAACTCAGATTAGTCTTTTTGACCAAATCGTTTATGCTTTTTGCTCTCTTGTTTAACTTCTTTAACCCTTGGTGTTAATTCTTCAACAATAATTTCCTTGGCTGTTTTTTCTTCATGCTGTTTTGATTCTTCTTTTTGGACTGGTTTTCTAACTTGCCCTTTAACGACAGCTAATGGACCTACACCGTGACCGCAACCTAGATTATGTTTAAATCCAAATGCCAGTGACGGTAAAATTATATCGCCCTCACACGAAGCTCCGCAACGAGTACAGCCGATAGTCATATTCATTCTTGCATGAGAATAGACTAAAAGTGTTTTTAAAAAAATAAAAAAAAGAAAAATTGTCGCTTAAACGTTGAAAGCTGTTATCTTATATGCTCCGACATCTGAGTGAGCTGGTTTTGCTTGGAATCTAACGAGTAAGTCAGACTCATACAAACCACCTACGCTGAGATCGAAGTTTTCGATTGTCAAATCTTCACGAAGTCCAACAACTTGAGCAATATCTCTCTTGACAACTAGAACAGTTCCGACTTCAATTTGTGGGGTTTCCCATACATTTCTAAGTCCGAGGGCTGCAGCCAATCCACTGTTGTTTACTACATCAGTATTGTCAGTAGGTCCAACTATGAATCTACTCAAGAATGGCCATTCACCATTTGTTCCAGCGTTTCTAACAGCCTCCATAGCATCAGTTGGATGAATGAACATTGTGTCAGCTCTATTTCGTTGAGTACCTGGGAAGATACCACGAATAACGTTGATCAATGCTTCAAACTCTGATTGAACTGGAGTTGGTAGATCGAGTGCTGCTTTTGTTGCAGTTGGTACATTTGCATCAGCTGTCAATGTTCGGATTAATTTTTCACCGATCATGTAATAGAATTCGTTACCAGCGTTTTTCAGGGATTGCTCCACTGACAAGAAGTTATTGTCTTTAACGTCGTTTCTATTGACAGAGATAGTTCCTCTGTAAGAGTTGTTTGTACCACTTGTATCGAGTTCAACGGTTTCAACTTTACCACCGATTGCTGGGGGTACGCCACCACCTTCAGAATATATTTCAATTCCTTTTTGGTCGCCTACTGATCCACCGACAGTGTCAGTGTACTTTGTGATTGGTACGTTCACCTTTGGAGTGTCCATATCAATCATTCTAAAGTATTGTTTCCAATCACTCCATGGTTCAGCTCCTTCTAAGATCTCGTCTGCAATTTTCAAAGCAGATAAGGTGTTAGGAATGGAAACAGTTTCTCGTAATTGCTTACCACCAATGTAGCCATTGGTTTTTGCTGCATCACCGATTCTGATTCCATATTTGGATAGCCAAACTGCGGAGAGGTTTGGATTTAGTTTTCCGTCCTCGAATCCGTTTGGATTTGTCTTGTCGAACATAACACTCATTGGAGTTTCTCTAATTGGTTTGAAGATATCAAATCCTCTACCATTTGCTTGAGAAGCTTCTGCTCCTAAAGTTAGGGCTTCTCTAATGTGTGCCATTTCAGGGAGGGCTAAGATACTTGATCTATTGTGTTTTGGTTTAGATCCGCTCATCTAAAATGCACCCTCTCTTTGTACGTCGACAGCTATAACATCACCAGCAGTTCCAGCTTGTAATGCCTCACATAGGATATCATCCCCTGCGAGATCTGCTAGTTGTAAATCACCTGTTGCTCCACCAGCTAATTTTGCACCAAGGGTACAAGTTTCAGCTAGTCTAGCAAGGCATCTACCTTGAGTACAAATTACCAAACTGTCACCTACTAACAAAGTTGCCTTTGTAGTGTTGTCAGCTGGACTTGCACCACCATCACCATAAATTCCGTCGTTGTCACCACCTACAATAATGCCATAAGCATTTTGACCAGCGGTGTCAGTTTTGTCGGCTCTTGGTAATAGCTCTGTTGCTGGAGGGGCTGCTAATTTGATAGCTCCGCCCATTTCCATGTTTGTTTCGTTTGCGATAATATTTATGATGGAACTAGACTTGTGGTCGATTGGACCTCTGCCTAATCCAAGATAAAGATTGGTCATAACCGCACTCACATGATATAGTTTAAAGGTATTTTGGAAGAAAAAAATAAAAGAAATTCCTTACTTATTGGTAAGGGGTTGAACTGCTTGAAACCATTTTGTCAAGTTCAATAATATTCTGTCTTTCTTTTTCCAAATTATAGGCTTTCTCAAAGATCTTTGGACCTCCTTGTTGCTCCATATTTGAAACAGATTGTGGAATTGTTTCTTGAACTGGTGCAATACTACTTCTATCAATGCTGTGTAAGTCTAAACCTGTTTTCAAGGTTGTCATTTCTTTGACTTGACCAGATAGGAAGTTGTTTGCTTTAGTCAATGCAATAACTTGTTTTTGTAATGGTCGGATTTGTGTTTCGATGACTTTGCCAATCATTTCTTTAACAGTGTATTGCATTTGCTGAACTTGTTGTGGGGTTGACATTGGTGGTATCTGTGGCATCTGTGGAGCCATTTGTTGAGCGATCTGTGGATCCATACCTGGCATTTGACCTGGCATTGGAGGTTGTCCAAAGGACTCTTTCATTTGGTTCTCAGTTGACATTTCAGGGGCTTCTAAATCACCTACTGGTTCTTCTGTTCCCTCTTTTGGAGTTGGTCCAGAATTGCTAGAAGATTGCTCAGATCCCTCGTTACCGCTTTTGTTTCCGCCAGCTAAGTCAGCTTCTTTAACAAACTTTTCACCTTTTGGTTTTACAAAACCACCATGACTTGGAGTTGGTTCTTCTTTTGCATCCATTTCTTGAATGGCTGCATTTAGGAAACTTTGTCCAATTTGTTGTTGTTGTGGGTTTTGGTGTCCCATCAAAGTGAAAGCTGTTTCAACAGTTTTTCGGAATGTTGGAGTTGATCCTCTCAAAATGCCTTCGGCTTCTTGAATTGATCTACATTCTTGTAAACGTTTCATAAACGCACTCATAAAGAATGATTTAAAGGTATTTTGCTATACGGGTTGAATGATAGTTGTCTTAACTCCAGGCTCTGCTTTTGGTATCATTTGACCATGCCATACGATTCCTCGCGGATCTCCTACAACCCATGTCAATCCGATACCGTCCAATTCACCCAAAATTACCCCTCTTGGTACGACACAAAGTTCGCAAGAATTGTCATTACAAGTTACATCGCATGGCTCGACTTCTTCGGTTCTTGGAGATCCTCCGTTAATTGATACCGAGTCTATCTGTCCATTTGCTACCAGTTGATTAATTTCTGGATCAGTTTCCATGATTAACATTTGAATTGATTTTGAATTTTGCTCAAATTCACTATCCAAAATTGTAGCTCCAGTACGCCATTCAGGGTTATGGTTGATATCCATACCGTGTCCAATGGCTGTTCTTGCCATGGCGAGTAATTCACTTGAAGCTAGTAATCTTCGATATGGCTCACCCTCAGCTCTATGATCTGTAATTGCCTCTTGAGTAGCTCGTATAAGGTACAATTTGCCCCCGCTACTTTCTGCAAGTGCTTTGGCTTTTCCCAAATAATCATCAGACAGCCATACAAATTCGTGACGAATTTCTGCAATTGCCTCTCGAATTTTTCTAGTTTCATTCATGTGTCCACTTGGTAAAATTGCAATAGGTGGTAAGTCTGGCACCATTTGTGAAGCTTCAATTGGATATGTCCATGGTGGTATTCGTTGCTCAGTATTCCAAGGTTCGACTCCAATTGTTGGAGGTTGACTTTCTGGTTTGTTTCCAATAGCCACCCAATTTGTATCGTCACCAAGGTATGGCGGATTAATAATATTGTATGTATGTCCTATATTGCTACCACTCACGTCATATTTTGGATTGTTAGTCTTTACAGCCCCTAAGTCTGGAGTAGGAAAAGTTGGGTAAGGCTCCGTAGTTCCTAAAGTATTTGGTTGAAAGTATGGCGGAGCTCCAGTATCTGGCACTTGATAGTGATTAATTTGTGGCATAAGATCTAAACCCGTTACGTCGTTAGGCCATGGCTTGGCTATTGGCGGTTCGACTTCATTGTAATAAGCTAGCGCTGCTCGTTCAGCTTCACCGTAAGGAATACCTTGACCTATCAAGAATTCCTTCATTTGAAGAATTCGGGTAACTATTTGTTCTTGTTGCATGGACAATTTAATTTCGCATCCAACATTTCTTTAACGAGCTTAGTTTCAAACGTTACTAATGGACCAGCTTGTGAGCCACTGGCATCTCCAGGACCCTCTGGGTTTCGTCCACTTCCTTGACCGCCTTCACTCATTTCATCTGGACCTCCTACATCTTTGACGTTGTTATTTACTTCTTGAAGTATGATATCTAACGGATTAGTTTCTGAAATTATAATTTCTAATGGAGTGGTTTCTTGAACATGATCAATACTGTCATGTTTGTCGTCGCAAATTTCACACGTCATTGATAATTATTCCCCGTACCATAGTCTTGATTCTGCGAAGATCGTTTATAATTATTTTGAAAGTCACCTCTAATGTTTTGCATCATACCCGTATAGATTGCCTCTCCTTGCGGTGCGGATCCCATAACTTGGTTATCAAACTCGGGAACTTCACCGCCTCCCATGTCATTCTGAGGTACTGGTGCGGGTGCCTTGTTTGGTGCTGGCTGTTGCTGTTGCATATCTTGAGGCATAGACATCATTTGGTTTAGTATTAATTGCTCCGGGCTAAACATTCTTTCTAATTCCTCATCCATGTCTTTTGTAATTCCTAAGCCTGCTTGGATAAACAAATTGTTCAATACAACTGGATCCTTTGGTAGCGGTGAGTTCATGTATAATTCAAGTAACTTGATTTGATCTTGTACTGGAATATCCTTTTTCTCGACTTTGCCAAATTCAACTTCAAACTTTAATTCGTCCCATGTGAGCCATGTCATTCCGTAAGTTTCTGGATTTGGTAATGGGTTTGCCTCGTACCATGGCTTGAAGATTTTCTCGATTAATTGCTCCTTGACGGCGATTGGAAACGCACTCAAACCAATCTCGTCAAGGGCAGCAGAACTTCGCGCATTGGCGAATTGGTGGGACTCACTCGATCCTTGTTTACCTCTAAAGTCGTTTAATGCTTTAAAGATTGGACCAATTGTAAGATCTGTAAATTGTTCTGGATTAAAGTTTCTTGACTGTGATCCTAATTCTTGAACTTCAACTTTAGTTCCCGCAATAACATCTTGACCGATATCAAGATTCTCAACTGAGTTTTGTAATGACTTTCTGCTTGTTTCGTCACCGTCCTCTACAACCCATAAGTTTCGTGAAACATAACGTTGCTCTGCAAGTTGCATCACATATTGTGTAGCATACTTTCTGTCAAGTAATGATTGTAATTCTCTTGTTTCAGTTTCCCCGCCGTTCATTGGTAATTCAAATAATCTTGGCGATGTCATTGAAACTGCAAAGCCTGTACCAAATGCGCTGGCGTCAACTTTATTCCAAGTGAAATGTATTACCTCACTTGGATTGTGATAACCTTGATACTCTGCGCCACGGAATTCATATTTGTATGGCACTCTTTGTCTGTCCCACCAAATTCTTTTGAAGCTACTAATTGGAATGTGCATCAAGTCGCGGAATGATCTTACGTTTTGAATTCCCATTCTTGGTTTCCAAACGGAGTTACCATACCAAAGTAATTCTTTTACAAGTTCAGTATCAAATGTGTCAAAGTGCATTTCGTTTGTGAATTTTTTAAAGTAATCTACAACGTCAGACTTTTCAGCTTTGACATAGTGTGCGCCACCAGTTACTTGAGAGGATAAGTGATTAATTGCAAGCTGTGTATCTTCGTCGATTTGTAAGCCGACCTTTTGTGTATTGAAGGGAACTGCTGGTGCATCAAAAGTTTTTGAAGTGTAACCCTCTCGAGAATATGCTCCGACAGTAGATATTTCTGGACCCCAAACTGGTTGAGATAATCCAGGACTTGTTTCCATTTGACTCTGCATATAAAATGCAAGATCATTTAGCGGGACTCTACTTTTTGCATTTTGTGAAAAATTCGGATTAACTGGCGGAGTTGACGTCAAAGCCTCTCCAGCTTTCTTTAGTCTACTAAGAAACGTCATAGAAACTCTCTCTTTTGCTTATACTTAGTTATTATCATTGAGTAGCTATTAATGACATTCCACCCTGAATAGACTCTGTAAGATACTTTCCTCCGTGTCCCTTGCGGGGTTTAATCTTTAAAACTAAAATGCAGTAACATTTGTAGCATAATTGAAATTCTTTCCAGTTTTTGGCTTTGGGCGACTTTGAGTTCTTAAAACACGCTGTCCCTTGGGTGTGTCCTAAACAAGTTGCCACTCTTACTAATAGAGTAGTTTCATAACTTATAAATCGTCTAACGACGACTTTTTCGGCTAACGGGTGTAATTGCGTACGCCGATGGATTGTAGTTTTGTGCTGCAACTAGGCAGTAAATAATACTCATTACAGAGTCTTGCGGGTGATTGAACATCTTCATAGCCTTTTGTCTTGGATCCTCGACTACAACCTCTTGAGTTTCATCAAGATCTTTTCGGGTAATGTTTGTCATTTCGTCCATTAAGAAGTCAGTTTGCCAATCATAGAAATGTGGGATCATAAACATTGGTTTATTGAATTTTTCCTCTCTTGAGTGGACTGGGTGAGATACTGTCATTCCAACAAAGTCGATGAAATTCTGAATTACTGTTGTCTTATCAATCTGGATTCTAGCTTGTTCTTTTCCATGTTCATCGGTACTCTGTCCGTACTCTTGCGTTGGTTTTACTTCGTTCCCGATTGTTTGACAACCGATGAATTTCTTTCGTCCAAGTCCCTCAAATTTCTTATCGTTACTATCTCTACCACCTCCTTGGATTAGGGGGATTTGATCTTGTCCGTAGCCCCAATCTCCGACTCCAAAGTCGATTTCATAACGAGAAAACAAATCCGTAATATATCTAGCCTGATCCATCGGGTGTTCAGCTGGCCTTGGGTCAATCCATGCAAGCTGATACCGATTACTTTTGCGCCAATGAATAATAATTGTAGCAACAGTTTTCGACGCAGTTGGACCAGAGCCGAAGTCAACACCACCCAATACTCTGATTTCGTTTCCGTATAAGGCTTTAAGATCAATTACTTCGTGCGGTAAAAGTAATTTCAAATAATTGACATAACATTTCTCAACCATGTCGGGAGTAATTGGTCGACGCTCTGCTTTGTAAAACTCACCGCGACAGTGTGAAAGATACATCGACATTGGATAATGTTTTTTCTGATATTCAATACTAAGCTCTGGCTGTACGTGGTATTTGTTTACGGCATCATCTATTGTTAAAGGAACGTGCGGAAACATTTCTTGCGGGAAATGATATCCGCGGTAATCTACATTCGTTGGATTTTGTGCAACCCACTTACCTGAAAGAATTTTTTGCAAATCTTCTTCGCTGTTGGTAATTGCACCAAAAGCGTCAAACTGTAATCTTTGTCGCCATTCTTTATCGTCGTAAACCCACTCACGCTGATCAGTTCGTTTCCACATTCTGTGATACTCACTACCAGCCTCTCCACCGATACCAAAACAGTAAACTCTACCGTGAGTTTTAGAAAGGGAATACATAGCGACTGGGAGGAAACCCACATCTTGCGCTTGAGCTTCGTCAAGAATAAGAGCCTCATTAGACTTTCCCTCAACAGCGTGATACTTATTTTCATCTGTTACCAAGTAGATTACGGAGCCGTTTAGTAGCTTGATACGCCCAACGTTTGCTTTTCCGTTGGGTAAGTATCTTGCCATCTTTGGATTAGCGATAAAAGTTTCTTGACGTAATCTTTGTTCAGAAAAAGCGGACCTGTGATTTTCATCGTCCACGACGTATGTAACTTCGCACCCTGGTTTATTCAATGCAATTTTTGAAATTAAACTTGAACAGTTTGTCGTCTTGTATGTCTGTCTACCATTGACATACATTTGGTGAGGGTGCGGATCTTTTAATGGCTCTATCCAAAATGGATCTTGTTTAAAGTTTAATGGCTTGCGTCCAATCATCGGACGAAACTCTTTGATAAATTGTAACAAGTCATTGGGAACTGCGTCGGGAATTGCTTTTGCTTCCAGCTCCGCAACTTGTTTTTCAATGTTTCCTAAACGGAAACCGTCAGAGTGTACCAATGACTATACCAGCTTTTGTGTGGCTTTAAGTTCTTTTTCTGCTCCGAGAATCGGACTTATTGACATTGGATCGTCTGTATTGACTCGGCTGAGTTTCCCCTCAATTGATTTTAATCTCTTTGCGAATTCGTGATTTTTCTGCAAACCACTGAATATTTGAGATTGGTAGCCGATAGCTTGTGAGAACTTTATTAATTTGTCAAGATCAATTTCTTCGTCTGGTTTCTTAGATTCTTTGTGAAATTTGGCACTTAGAATGTTCATAATGGAAACTGTAATTTTTCCGACAACTTCCTCGTCAGCCCATGATTTCTTCATAATCCCACTCTAAGATTATGATTTAAAGGTATTATCAATCGGAGTAGTCTATTTTTCTATCTTTTAGTAATAATTTTAAATAAATGATCCATTTTACTTGATTTTCTTCAATTATTTTCAATCTTTCTTCATATCCGTTATGTTCCTCAGTAGCCTCTCCGTCATGCTCTGATAGCTCAATTATCTTGTTTTTCATGGCGATAAAGCATTTTTCTTTCTTCCAAAAGTATCTGATAACCCCAATAGCCGTAGCAATTGCAGGGACGGCGATAGCTATGGCAATTGGTATGAAATCTTGCCACATGAAGTTATTACCAAATTTGGAGCTTATAGCAGTTTACTAAGAAGGAATTCAATTACATTTACTGTCACGGCATTTCCTAGACATTTGTATCGCTGGGTGTCACTAAGTCCCTCGGTCCATCCATCTGGGAAACCTTGAAGTCTTTCACATTCTGTCGGTGTAAGTCGACGGATTCTGGATCCTATAATTACTCCATGTTGGTCTTGAGCCGTCAAAGTAAAACTTGGATCTCCAGCTTCTTTGATTGTTCTACCATTCTGACTTTTTTCCTTAAAGGCTGGATTCATTACGGGAATTGCAAACAAACCAGTTTTTGCTCCCAATCCCCCACCTTCCGCGTTCAAATTGGGGGCTATTCCTTCTGGATCGTACACCCTACCCCAAAGAGAGTTATGGCCTTTGGTGTCTATGTTTCCGACTTGTTGGAGGTAGGTTTCACCTGAGTTTCTGAGAGCTCCGTATCTGGAGTCGATGGTACTTGCAATATCTTCGCTCCGAACCCCCTCCCTTCCTTCTTGTTTTCTATCGTCCGTCGGTGTAGATACTCCAGACTTTTCTCGGAAAGGAAATATTTCTGGTCTGGGTTGATCTCTAAGATAGCAAATAATGAAGATACGCTCCCTATTTTGTGGAACCCAGAATTTGCTATTAAGCACTTGCCACTCCGCATCGTACCCGAGCTCATCCAACGTATTGAGAATGACCGCGAACGTTTCCCCGTTATCGTGAGATAAGAGTCCTTTAACGTTTTCAAGTAACAAGTATCGAGGTCGTTTTTGTTTTGCAATCCGAGCAATTTCAAAAAATAGTTCGCCTCTTGACTCTTTAAATCCGAGCCGTTTTCCCGCAATTGAGAAAGTCTGACAAGGGAACCCTGCAACGATTCCGTCAAATTCTGGGAGCTCTTCGAGTTTGATTTGTGTGACGTCCCCGTAGATTTTTGTTTTGGGGAAATGTCGGGCATAAATCCGTCTAGCGTATTCGTCAATCTCACAAGCTCCAACAATTTCTTGGTTGGCTCGATCCAGTGCAAGATCGAACCCACCTATACCCGAAAACAAACTTAGCCATTTCAATCTTCATTTTCACACCCGTCGTCATGGTCGCCGTCCAAGCCACCGCAATATTCACAAATTTTACCCAAAGTCTGTCAGCTTCCCATCCTCTGGTTTGTAAAACACATACGCATCCATGGCGCTTACCATTGGCATGACGTACCCGCTTTTGTGTTTAAATGTCATTTGTCTGTAAGGTATCAAAACATACCAGTATCTGCAAATCATTTCAAAGCCGACTTCAATGGCGATGTTTCTAAAGATAACTGCCAAGTCCCAATATTTTTTATCCTTTGTTCTATCCCTTGCGTCAAAAATTAATCGTCCGCCAGGTTTTAGATTTTTCCAAAGATTCTCAAAGATGACTTTCATCTTATCAAAAAATTCATCGTAGGTTTCACTTCGGCTCACGTCGCCTTTTTCGTCACTGTAATGATCTTTCTTACTTGCAATACTCAAACCAAATGGAGGGCTGAATAAAATCAAGTCTGGTTTTTTCATACATTGGTAAGTTCTGGCATCTGCCACATAGTAGCCACCTTCGGGGTCATGGTCCGTGGCAAGCTGAACAGCAGCGGGATTAACATCTGTACCAAATGCGTTTCGTCCCTCACGTCTTGCAACTCTGGGAACTGTGCCACTTCCGCACAAAGGATCCCAAATTGTTTCACCCTCTTTGGAATACCACCTTATCATATCACGGGCGAAATCCTCTGGCATCTTGGCTGGATATTTGTCTGGAAACTCACTCCGTAAGTTGTACCACAATACATTCAATGGGGATTTTATGTCGTCGATTATATCGTATGAATCTGGAAACTCTGATGGCTCAGCTTCAAAGTCTTTAATTCCTTTTTCAGACATTTTTCAACTTTGCCTCCACTTTGTCTAATTCTTTCAAAAATTCGTCAGAGT